TGTGTTGCCACAGTGGTAAGATGATTCCGTCTCTGACCAAGATATTTCCTCAGATACCTTTGTAGACCACTTAGGTAATCTGGATTCACATCCTCAGAATCTTTAGCATATGCAGGGTCCTCAATCCTACGATGTGCTTGAGCGTACCAGAACTCATAACCATAGACACTATGCGCAATATCCCAACCCTCCCAATAAACTGAAGCATACGATAGGATGAGCAGCCGTATGGCTCGCTCTTTCTCCTCGGCGTTTCGAGGATACCTCCGAAACTTCTCTGGGAAAATCATTCTTTTCAGAATTTCATCTTGGCTAAGGCCAGGAATGCCTTTGGTCCAGTCACGACCTAAATAGTGGACCGGTTCATCATAGTGATAGAGCTCAGACTTCTCACTACCATGCATCTGGATGCCCAGATCATGCTTGACAAACTCGGCAATTCGATCAAGGTCCATCTTCCTGTTCGACCACATTAATAGGTCATCACCCAGAACGAATACTTCTCTCTTGGAGACATGCAGTCCAAAGCGGTGACTAATCGCTCCTGCTAAGATAGTATTAACAATGCTGTCAACGATCTGTGTGAAAAACGATCCGGAGGGAACACCATGCCTCTTACCTAGATAGAGCTTACTATCTGGCATGACGATTGGAGTATGTATAAAATACGTCTCTATAATATCGAAAAGTTCCCTGACTGTAATACCGGACTCCGGTTCGACTTGGTCTAAGTCATACCAAGTGCGTAAAATATTAAACGCCACATGAATGAGCTCCCCGGAAATGGATGAATCGAAAGAAGACATATCAATAGAATATGCCCACTCTTTGTGGTAAGCTGCGACTCTCAGCTTAGTGCCTAAAGCACTGGATGACATGGCAAATGCCATTGGTGTCACACCACCCTTGAACCAATCAAGCAGAGGTTGAGCTACCAGTCCCTCAATTGCCGTCATTGAATATGGGTATCCCCACACCAATCGAGTCTTCTCATTAAATTGAGTCCTCTTAAACGCTAGGCAAGGTTCTGGCTTCTTTTCGCCTTTCATGGTCTGCAATCCTCTCTCAAGTGCACGCATTTTACTTTGAGCCTTTGTACAATTCATATTCGTGAGTCCTGCCGATCCCGACGGATTGGAAGTGATCCTCTCGATTGTACGCGGATTCATTGGTAAAACATCCAATAAAGGATGGTCTTCACTGTGTGCAAAACAAGCATACGCTAGAG